CTCCATACATCACCTTGTCTAGCCGCACAGCAATAGCTTATTTCCATTGCCGCAGCCAATAAAGGCCACTTAATATAAGCCTCTGCCAACCAAAGGAAGTATTCCCAATCCTCAATATAGCGATCACGGGCAGGCTCTTTAAAGTCTTTAACACCTATAGCTGGGTTTATTTGAACTTTGCCGTTTTCATAGGCCCATGCAAAAACTGTGCTTAAAAATGATCTTTCACGATTGGCTTGAGTAGTTACACCACCTTCTTTGCGCTTATCCATGTACTGTCTGATATGGTGCGGTTTAATGCGGTGACGATTCATTTGACCAAAACCAGATATAAACTTTTCAGCGTATCGCGCATAATCTTTTTTTGTTCTTGGCATTAAGTCTCTGTGGTTTACGCTTGCCATGTACCCACGGATAACTTCAGCGAACGCACCTGTTGGTTCTTCATGCAGCAATCTAGCCGATTGATACTTTGCTAGGATTATTTCTTTAGGCTCAGTTAACTTTCCCAGACGCACACAGCCGCCATCCTTGGGTCTGTACTCAAATGCCGACTTACCTAAATAACATCTGGTCGGTAGCCAATCTGGTCCGTTAATTCTTTTTCTAGGAGCCATTTATAAACCCATTGAACTAAAGTCTGGTTCGTCATTATGCGTTAAAGATTCGCTAAACCGCAAATGAGCTGGGTTGTTAAAACAATGCCATGTGAGTTGAGGCGCACCATTAGCATCTTTAACAAAGAATATGCCATGTTCCGTTAACACTTCGCACTGTTTTGATTGAGCCTTGTACCCTGTTACTTTTTGCAATTCTTGTTCGCTCATTAAATCATTCATTATTTTTTATCCTTCACAGTAAACTCTTCAATAATGCAACTTGGACTTAACCCAAGATCCACCCTGTCTTTTATTCTAGTTCGCTCATTCACCGGAATTTTTTGATTAAAAATCGCATCCCATCCTAGCGAATATTTATCGTTAGGAGCTTTTGTGCGGATCGTATCGCCCGTAATGTCATTACTTGACGCCATAGACCTTTCCTTCACTTAGAGCAGGCTTGCAAGGCTGTTTTAAAGCCTTACGCACCCATTTGATTAGTAGGTTTCGCCTATTTAACTCAGTCAATATATCGGAGTCAGACAGCATGGTAATTGGGACCGGAACCTGGACCTGTAACTTAACCTTGGTGTTCATCATCATCCTCAAAATAATAAATTTGGCATTTGTCATTTACAGTAACGTCATCGTATTTTTCATCATAATCAGACGATTCTAATTCATTTTCAAACGCTTCAATTTGATCGCTAAAGTCTCTTAATTTGTGAATTAAAAAAGAAAAATAATATTGATGTATTTCGGCATAATCACTCATCATTTTGATGATTACGCCTTCACCATCGTACATAAACGTCATTATTCCCTCATCGCCATCATCAAAAATATATCCACCTCTCACTGGAATCCAATGATATTCAAAATTATTTTTGCTTTGGTAAAGTTTGGGTTTATTATTTTCCATTACCACCTCTAAAACGGAATATCATCATCGCCAAATCCATCAGACGGTCCTTTGTCCCACTCACTCATAGCAGCCTTGGCTTGGGCCATTTGAGTTGATTGTTGTGGAGCCTGAGTGTGGGTTTGGTTATCCTTAACTGTCACAGCCAGGCTTAATGCTGGGCTTTTTGGATTAGCATCGGCCTTACGTTTCCAACCACTTAAAAAGTAATCTTTGCCATCCACTAAAATAGAGCCTGTAAAATCCGGCTGTGTGTCTTTCGTTTTTGCGTTAGCCCATATTGCTCCGCGATTATTATTGTCGTACTGACTCATTTTCATTCTCCAGTTATTTTAAAAAGTTAAATCCATGTGACCGTCATTGACCACATCTAAAAATTTAAGAAGCTTTTCCCTGCACTCATCAATGTCATCAAAGTCGGCCCTGGTGACTGTCTTAACGAATAGTGGACGTTCATAATTTCTATCATCGAAACTAGCAAAGACCCAAAATGTAACGTCATCAGACATAATAAAAGGTGCTTTTACTTGGTTTAAATACTCTTTCGGTATCTCGTCTTTCATCAAGTATTCAACGTGTTTTTTAGAGTTAGGGCATTTTGTTTCAATGCCTCCTATAATTAAGCCGTTTTCATCTTCAAATATTCCATCAGGTGATATTGAAAATCGTGGGTATTTGTCGTCTAACAATAATCCTGTTTCCTCAAAATCAATGGCTATCTCAGCCGATGTAGCTTTAATTGCAAATGGCTCAAGCTCATTACCCCGATCAATAGCAGGACTGCTTAAATCGTTCATCTGGACTTCAGTCATGCGGTCAGCAATCAACGAATACATTAGCGTCTTCTGAACGGCTGGGGTTCCTAGCGCGCTTCCCAGGCTAGTGCCAGTGACGTTTCCATGCCTCGCTTTAAGCCAATCTAAAGACTTCTGCTCCATATCAACCTTGTACATTGGCTGCTCCTATCTTATTTTTCATGGTGTCTTTATGCTCAGTTAAACGAGCCTTTAAATGTTTCGGTATTGCGGTAAATGCCTGTTTTAATTCTTGCATTGTGGTGCAATTAATTAAGCTGTTTACATACTGGTCAATGTTTTCGTTAGTGTCGGGAATAGCTGCCCTGACGCGCAAAGCCATAACCTCATCGCCAAATGCTTTTACCATCATTGCGTATATCTGAATGCTTTGGCCTTTCCAATGGTGGTAGCTAGGGCCGTACAAAGAGGCAATGGTTTTTACATTGGTAATGTTCATCACCATTGGTGGGGCATTAATAAAAGTGATTACTGGCACTTCTTCATTTTGCCCACTTTGGTTTTTAATGCTTTGCATTTCGACATGATCGATAGTTGCAACTAACTCTTCACCTTCATTTAAATTATGAGAACCAAGCAATTTAGTCTTGTTCGGAAATAGGTTTTTCCAATGCGTTGTTTGGCTGGGCTCATACACAATGCTAGGGTTTATTTGCGCTACATTATTCATAGCTCGACTCCTGCTAAAATTAATATTATTAGAAACATCCATACCTGGACTGATGCACTCATGAGGTCATACCGACTGTCCACCAGACTGTGCAAGTTACCCAGATAAGAACACCGATGGCATTGATCAAAAAAGTTTCCTTGGTCATTATCAATACTCCGAGTGTTTGTCGGCATACCATTCAAGCGTTAGCTCAGGGTGGTATTCTTTAAAATATACAGCAGCACATTTTGTAATTATTTCTTCAGCAAGCTGCTTGGCATCATCTGGAAAGCGAAAGGCTAGTGAGATTACACGCGCCTGTTCCTCTTCATCTCCATACTGATAAAGGTCATCACAGTTATAATGGGTTGTGCCAATTTTTACTGAGCCGTCATAAAGAAAATCATCTTTTAGCTCGTTGAACGCATCGTTTAAAATATGGTCTGGGACTTCAGTCACATCAGTGTGAATGTTGACTTGATTACTTACATGACAGTCAGTTTGTGTGTCCATGATCTACTCCAAATGCTCTTCGGTATACATTTAATGTAGGTACATGTTAGCAGACTGACATTTATAGTCAAGCGGAAGGGTTGAATGAATTTATAATGTTAGCTAAAAAGGGGGGTTTTATCGGGAAAAATGAGGAATATGGTATCAAGAAAGAGCAAATTATAGAGGTGGCCCTTGCTGGCACTGCTCGTCATCATTGTTTCCAAAGTTTGTTGCCATATTCTCAAATATGGGTTGATCAAGAGCAACCGCAGGATAGCAATCAAAGTATCGGTCTGTGTGGATCATCCACCAGGGCCAATCTTGAGTCATCCAAGCAAGCTTTTTTGATCGGTTATTGTTTAATTCTGAAACTAGCATACATTCCCTAATCCTAAATTTATTCGGCTATATAAGAGCCAACAATGACGCCTATGATGGTGTGCTTATCAGTCATTTCGATAATTGGATATGCGGTATTAAGGGCTTTTAAATAGCCAACCCCACCATCAATCACATACTCTCGAAACACTGATTGCAACGTCACCTGATCAATTGCAACCACGCGATCACCAGACTTCGCTTGCCTATCTCTGTCTACAAAAATTAAAGACCCTTGAGCATAACTTCGCCCAACAGTATTGGTCATTACGTCATTTTCAACTTCCAACGCAAAACTATTTTCATTTAAATCATGTGGACATCCTACCCATTCTGAACTCTCCAAAGTAAAACTTCCTGTTAAAATGTCAGGTAAGCTATCCCATCTCATAATAGGAGCTTTCCTTGTGATTGGCTGGAGCTTGAGCCCCACCATTTTGCCTGGGTCACGGTTTGACACTAATTGTTCTGTCGTGATGCCAAACGCCTTAGCCAGCGAGACTAAGCTATCGCCTTTTACCTCCGCTACTGGGTTGGTTTCTAACTGGGCAATTCTGCCCCTACTAAGTAAAGTCCTTTTTGACAGGTCCAGCTGGGACCATCCTTCGCTTTTCCGTAAAGCCTTTACCTTTTTGCCTAAATCCATGTTTATTTACTCGTATGGTTTTAATGGGTTCCTGTTAGCTAGAATACATTTTAATGATGCTCAACTGTTTGCATTGGTAGGTCAGTGTGCTAACATTAATGCATGAAAATATTAAAGCAAGAAGCCATTAAATCATTTGGTGGTGTTAAGAAACTCGCTGATGCCTTGGGTATATACCACTCTGCGGTGAGTCAGTGGGGCGAGTTTGTCCCTGAGCTTCGGGGCTATCAGATCGCTTTGCTGATGCATCAAACAAATCAAACTGTTCAGTCAACGGAGGCCGAATGTCTGAAAAATATAAAATGACAGTCAACATCGACTTAGGCCGAGATATAGTTTTTGGCAAGATGTGTTCTGCATTGGGCGTTTCTAAAACTGAACGAATTAATTTTCTCATTTCTCAAGACCTCGAAATTCACGAAAAGCTGTGTAGGGAATTATCGGACGCTTTTCCGAACTTCTCTATGGATGCTAAAGGAATACGCGAGAGGGGCTTAGGGTGAGTATTTTAGTTGCGCCACTTGAAGCGTTAACTGATTCGCTACTGTCGGACCCTGAGAGGCGCGTTCTACTGGCCTTATTCAGCTATCGTGGCAAAGTGACCGAGTTAGTTTTTCCAAGCCTAGACGCGCTTGCTGACCGCTCTTTGATTAAAGATAAAACTCGCGTATCAAAAATCACGACTAGCCTGGCAAAGAAGGGCTGGTTGACTAAGAAGAAGAAGGGTTTTACAGGGTGTAATCAATACACAATGTGTATGCCAGAACGCCTTACCAATTTGGACTCAGAGACCAACTTGGCATTAGAGACCAACTTGGTCCCAGATACCAACTCCAATTTGGACTCAGATGCCAACTACGATGTTGGACTGACAGACCAACTACAAGTAACACACCAATCAACAAACCAAGTTAACAAACCAATAACTAAAGCTATCGCTGTGAGTGATAAAGCGAATCGGTTTGAAGAGTTTTGGGCTGATTACCCAAAGAAAGAAAAAAAAGCTGCCGCGATTAAGTCATACGCCAAAGCAATAAAAATCGTATCACACGAAACTATTACCCACGCAATGCTTAACCACAAAGTAATTAAAAACTGGACGGGTGATCAATTTACCCCGATGGCTGCAACGTGGTTAAACGATAAGCGTTGGGATGATGAAATAAAAATAACCGGAGGATATTCCAATGGGACTAACCAACAGCAACCAAGTCGCATTACAAGTTCAGACCAAATGCGAACAGCCGCAAATGAACTCGTCCAATCACTCAACCAAGCACACTAGGATCATGGCTGAACTATGGGTCAGGATGGAAGAGTTGTTTCCTAACTTGTGGGTCAGTGTTAACGGCTTGCCTAGCTTGACTAACGGAAAGTTTGAAACTTGGAGCCGCAAATTAGCTGACTTTACAGTGGATGATTTCGGCAAGGCATTTGCCAATCTAGAGCAACACATTGAGGCCTCTGTGCAGCGAAAGGAAAAGGTTTATCCACCAAGCTACGCAGAGTTTAAAGG